TATAGCTGTTTCGCCTGAGATTACCCTCTTTCGAGTAATGTCTTTGGTGATGGAAGAAGACCGGCTTCGTCCGGAGGTTATTCCTAATGCCCGCTGTCCTGCAGCAGGGTCACTAGAAAAGGCGTTGAAAAACGCACGCGCTGTACTCTTGCTAGAATTCCTTAGAATTCCGGAGTACGTTTACTTGCCGCAAGGCAAGCGCACGTGTATTTCCCTTCGCACCTCATGGGATCGTTGGATCAAGTTGTGTCTGGAACGATACAAAAAGCATTCTAGACTTGGGTGTAGGCTCGCGCTGGCACTTAAGTCGACAAAGCGCATCTTCGATGCGCCCTGTAAGGAATGTGACCGTGGTCTGGCGAGCCAGTCAAAAACAGAGTGGAGGAGACATGTCGCCCGCGACATACCACTCTGGGAATGCCCAAGCGGAAAGGATCTCGATGAACTGCGGAAGGCAGTGAGAGAAAATATCTCCGGTTGGGGCAAGCGGTTGAAGAAAGAGAGAATGGCGGAAGCGAGAGAGCCGATTCTCGGTGAGTACGTCCCTGATCAACAGGGGTGCTATGAGAAACGTTCCCAGGACGGGGGCACACTCGCGTGCGGCGTGGCTGATTACTCAGGTGATTGGTCTGCCGTACGACTAGGGTGTGCGAAGTCTAAAGGGAAGTTCCGGACTGTAACTATGCAGTCCGCGGAGGTCAAGCGCGTGTTGACACCGATTCATAATGCACTCTATAATCACATCACCTCCTTCGGGTGGTGTGTCAGGGGTGACGTACAAAAAGGGGACTTCGAAGTCGTCGTTGGAGATCGCAGACCAGGTGAGCTCTATATCAGTGGGGACTACTCCGCAGCCACTGATAACATCTACCTGCCTGCTGTCTCTGTCATAGTAGACGAGATCTCGAAGAGCCCGGAACTGACGGTTAAGGAGAGGAGTGTTCTTCTGGGAAGTTTCGATAACATCCGTTACAAGAACAGTGTCTGTCTCAAAGATGAACACTTTGAGATCAAAAGAGGGTCGATGATGGGAAACCTTGTCAGTTTCCCCTTGTTGTGCCTCCTAAACAAGGCCTGTTTTGACATTGCCTGCAATGTACGTGACGGTAGTGACAGAAGCCGGAAGGGCAGGTTCAACGGTGACGATTGTATCTTTTGTGGTGATGAGGACTTCTATGAGGTCTGGAAGTCTGTCACTTCGAGATACGGGTTCATCGTTAATGAAGAGAAGACAGGTCGTAGCTCGCGATGGATTGACTTAAACAGTCAGACATACGATGCGAGAGGTCACCGTATGGTGGCCAAAGCGACTCTGGGATTTCTTCGTCCTGCCCGACTGGAGCCGAGTGAGATGCTCGCTGAAGTGGTAGGTGGTCTCGTCGGGTTTTCCCGGCGCAATGTCCTCGCGGTCATTGTTATGCTTCGGCATGAGATCTCCCTTCGGGGAGTCTTGAGCAGTCTCGGATGCTTGAGTCGCTGGCTACGGATGCAACTTATCCGGAAGCGTTGGTTTCGGGATTCCGCCATTTTGGGCGGATCCCCAACCCTAGAGAAAGGTGTTCGGAGGTCTGTCGAAGTGATTGTCGATAGACCTCCAAGAGAGAGATTCTACGGTATTATTACCGTTGAGAGCGCCAGGCTCCAACGGGAGAATACAAATGAGTGGATCGGGAAG